TGACCTTCTCGGGTATGACGAATAGTTCCTCGGGCGTTGACTCTCCTTCTTTCAGGGTATTCGCCATCGCTTTCAGATTCGCCAGTTCGTCCAGCCCGATATCATCGAGCCCTTTTACCTCGAGGGTAGCGTATATCATTTCCTCGGTGATCCCCATTTTGGCGAAGTAGGCGATCATGTCGGCCCTCTTGTTTACGAGAGTTTTGACGTCACCGATGGCTACCTTGCGAGACTCTTTCCATATGTCGATCCACAGGGCTTTCGGTATCCCCGCGAATACCGCGTTCCTCCGGGCGATCGACATGGCTGCGGATTTCGTTACCCGGATCATGTCCTCGCTGAATTTACGGCCATGCTTGTCTACGATGGAGCGCGAAGAATCGGCTGTCAGCCATCCGTTGTTCTCGAGATCCAGCCAGGTTGCGGTTGCTATGACCTCTCTATCCGTCTCGGAAACGATGCGGGTTTCCACCTTGCAGTTCTTGTAGACGGAGAAGATGAGCTCCGCGAACCTTGCGCTCGGACCCTCGAGGGTTTTCCCCGCCCGGGGGACCGCGAACATACATTCGCTTGCGATACCCTCGTTGAGAGTGCAAAGCGAGAGTGCCTTTTCCATGAAGGCGGTTTCGCTCCGCGGGTTGTGCTTCGCGTACAGATAGGCGCTTTCGATCGCCGTGCGAATCTGAATCCCAAGGACGGTTTCCTCGCGTCGCATGATCGTGGCGCCCTGGCTTCCGTCCTCTCCCATCAACAACGCAACCTCTTGTCCTACGCTCATAATGTCCCCTTTCTCACGGGCAGTTTAGACGGGGCGACCAGGAACCTCCGGACCCCCGGCTTTTTTGTTGTATGCTTCTCGATCAGCGGCGGCGGGATCATGGGAATAAGCTCCTTTGCGATCCCTTCCCAATCGACCTTCTCTGTATCCTTGCTGGCCTTCCATGTGATCTTCCCGGCGTCCGACAGGATTCCATCATTATCACCGATCTCGGCCTTCACCATGTTCTCCAGGAGCGTCTCATCTTCCTGCATGGCCTTCAGCCGGCCGCGAACGTCGATCAAGCGCTCGATGTATCCCGCCTGCAGGGTATCGGCTACCAGCATCGGCATGACGTTCCGCGGGTACTTCTTCACCAGATACTCTCCGTACGACCTCGAGGAATCCGGTGGAGGCTCCTTGTCTCCCACGATGTACGTCTGCCAGAACTCCTTGGCCCTCTCGAGGATCATGTTCTCGAGCTCCAGATCCCGATGCAGCCGGTAGACGCGGAAATCGCTGGTCCCGAACAGGACCGCAACATCCCAATCGTTGTAGCCCAGGAGCGCCATGTAGCAAGCCACCTGAGTTGTGTAATACAGCGGGATCTGGTCCGACCCGGGCTCTCCCCAGGTATGCGCGACGGCCGGATCCGCGGTCTTGACCTCGAGGCCCCGCTCCTGGCCTGCAATCAGGCGATCGGGAGTGCCGACGATCGGCGCCCCGGGGTGGCGGTACAGTCCATCGACCTTAAGCAGCTTCACGCCCTCCTGCTCGGCGTAGAGCTCCGCGATCGGGCCCTCGAACTTGCGGCCGATCTTGAATCGGAGGTTATCCGGCTGCTCCGAGGTGAGTCCCTTTTTTCTTGCCCAAATGTCCACGGCGGTTTCCCACGGGCTCACGCCCAAGATCGCGGCCATCTCGGACCCGCCAATGCCCGACATTCGTGCTTTTAACCATTCTTCTCGGTTCATTTCTTTGTCCCCTTTTTGCTCCCGGACTTCCCTTTTTCATGGGAAAGTCCTTCCATCCCCATGATAAGGGCTGAGAAGATTGCTGGATGACTCCGTAACAATTCGTTGACTAAAAATGACAAGGAGGTGGCGGTCCCTTCGGTGATAATCTTGGAATCGAATCGGGGTTTTTCCATCAAGTAGAGGACCGCAAAATGCGCCTTGCCTCCCCCCTTCAATACCATTGGAGTTTTCTTCCCCTTGTAAAATATAGATACCTTTTCGACCTCATCGCTGTCCGTTATCTTCATTGTCCCTCCAATTTTTCGTCCCGTTTCCGATCAAACTCCATGTCTCCCCACGCCTGACAAGCCGAACAATGACCGCAGCCGCGGCGTCCAGGGTGCCGGCAATCCGCGTCTGGATCTTCGTCCTCGTCCTCGAGCTCGGGCGGGTTCTGAATCCACTTGTCGAAGGCCCTTGCGGTCTTGGCGTCCATCACCCGAACACCAGATACCGGAGCAGCAGATACCAGAAGAACGCCCCTCCGATGATGCCGAACACTACCCACCGTTTCAGTCTGCAAGACGGTTGAAACGCATAGACTTCCTCCTCCGGCAACCGACCGTACTGGCATCCTTCGATCATTCCGGCCTCCTTTTCTCTGCGGGATTTTTTAGACATGATGGGATCCTACTCCACCGGAAATAGTTTGTCAATTAAAAAGATTGACAGCGGAAAGAATTTTCTATATATTGCTCACCATGAAACCATATATCTCCAAAAAGACCCGCCAAGCCTTACTGCGTATGGGATACCCTCGACAGACGATAAATAATTGGGTATCCGGACGGTGCCGCCCTTCCCGAATGTCCCGTGAGATTTTAAGGAAGATTATTTCCCGACAGCGTTCGAGGGGAACCGAATGATGACAGAAGGCACGGCCCTTTCTCCCTATCGGATCAAGAACTGGAAGAAGTTTCAGCATTTCCGTAATCGTCGCCCCCCCTGGATCAAACTGTACCGGGACCTATTGGACGATGATGAATACTGGAAGCTTCCCGGGGACGCGGCCAGGATCCTCACCCTGCTTTGGCTGATCGCCAGCGAATATGACGGCTCACTCCCCCCGATCCCGAAACTTGCGTTTCGATTGAGAACGACCGAAAAAGCAATTTCCGCTTTACTTCCAAAGCTATATCATTGGATAGAACCTGTTGATGCCGGGTTGATATCGCCGGGGCATCAAGATGATCCTCCAGAGAAAGAGAAGAAAAAGACAGTAGAGAAAGAGCCCTTCAAGATACCCCTTGGGGTTAACATCGAGGTTTGGGAAGCGTTCGAGGAACACCGGAAGAAGCTCCGCAAGCCGATGACCGATCACGCCCGGGATCTCATCGTCAAGGAACTCGAGAAGTTGGGCGGGGATCCAAACGCCCTTCTGGATCAGTCCATCCGAAAGGGCTGGCAGGACGTATTCCCCTTGAAGGAAACCGTCCCGCTGCCGGCGTCCGTTACGGAGCTCATCGACAAGAAACCCGAGCATCTTTGTATCTTCGACGGCTGTGATAAAATAGGCATCATTGGGAGGGGGAAGCGTATGTATTGCCGAAAGCATAATCCAGCAGAGCCCGGAAATCCGTTTTGATGATCTTGGGGTTGGACCCCGGGCCCGCGGAAACCGCGTACTGCTTGATCGACCAGGATTTCAATATCCACATAGCAGGAAAAGCTCCCCTGGTAGATGTTTTTAATTTCTTCACGGTAGCAAGGCCCCCCGATCATATCGCTATCGAGTCCATCCAGTCCTACGGCATGGCGGTCGGCCGTTCTGTATTCGATACCTGCTACACGATCGGCCGCGTTCTTCAGAAATGCGATGACCTGGGCTTGCCGTTCGTCCTTTACCCGCGGCCGGAATATACAAGGCGTATTTGTGGAGTAGGCAAGATAAACGACGCCGTTCTTAGGCAAGCCCTTCTATTACGGTTCGGCGGGGACAAGAAAGGGGAACCGTTGTACCTTCTGAAAGGAAACAGCGATAAACGGAGCGCCTTCGCGGTTTCAGTTTACCATCTGGACGTTCTTAATTCAGGGGGGGTGCGATGACCGAAACGGGCTGGCTGATTAGTATGGCGGTGGCGTTCTTATGTGGCGTGGTGGTGGGCTATGCATATTCGGCAGTACGCCACGGTTAAAATAGAAACGCCCCGAAGGAAAATACCCCCGGGGCGCTCCACGTTCGGGACGATTTAATATCTATTGTCTGCCGTACAGTTCCGCAACGTAGTGCTCGTATGAGCGCTCCATCGCGAGGTACAGGTTAAGCTCCCGGTGGTCGCACAGGTGTCGTATATCGGTGAGAATGTCGGTTATATCCTCCAGGGTGAGGATCTTCTCGTCGTTCCGATAGGCGGTGCGGATCGTCTTTTCGGCTTTGTCGGCCCGTTTCTTGTTCGGGTGCGGGTGTTTCAGGTCGAGTCCCATGTTATTTCCCCTCCGCTTTGGCGATGGCGGCGCGGGCTTGGCAATAGATACAGATGTTTTCGTGATAGCCGAGGAA